CTGACGTGTAGGTGGTGCCGGACGCGGTGAAGGTCTCGGAGAGGCGCCCGGCGGCCGTGAGGGCGGTGCCGTTGCGCAGCGAGGTGTCGCCCTGCGTCGTGCCGGCGGTGGCCTTGAGGTTCACCGCGCCCTTCCCGGCTGCCACGATGGCGCGGATGGCGTAGGGGGCGCTCGTGACGGTCGTCACGCCCGCCTGGTAGGCGTAGCGGTCGGCGGTCACACCGGTGCGGGTCAGGCGCAGGCCGCGGTTGGAGTCGGCCGACAGCACCATCTCGGCGTTGCTCGAGGTCCACCCGGTCGTCGCAGCGGTCGCCGCTTGGTTGGTGAGAAGCTCGGGCGCGCTGAATGAGCCGCCCGCGGTGTAGGAGGGGTCGGCGACATAGAGGCGATTCGACCGCCCGCGCAGCTGCGCGATGAGGCTCAGGAGCCGCGCGCGACGGGTCGGCATGGGGGCGCGGAAGATGAGCCGACAGGTCCAGCGGTTGCCCGGGCGGGAGTAGGTGCGCACGGCGCCGGACAGGGCCGACGAGAAGACCGCCGTGTTGTCGAGCGTGCCCCAGGTCACCTCGGAGGCGATGAGATCCGGCGGCAGGACGAAGTCGGTCATCGGCGTATCCCGTAGCGGCGGTCGAGCTCGTCGAAAATCCGGCGGTTGTTGTCCGCGAGGATGGTCGGCAAGGCCTGAGTGAGCTCCATTGTCGCACCACGCGCGTCGATGTTGTAGGACACGGCGACGCCGCCGCCCATGCCGCCGCCGTTGGGGATGATGGAGCCGCCAGTGGACGGCACGAAGAGCTCGGGGCCGCGCTCGCCGACGAGATAGGGCGAGCTGCCCGTCACCGGGCCGCCCTTGGCGCGCGGCTGCAGCCCGGCCAGCGCCGCGGAGGCGAACTGGCCGACGATGCCCGAGCCGCCCGCGAAGGCGCCGAAGAAGGCGGTCAGGAGCTGCTGAGCGAGGAGCTCGGAGAGCATCCGGCGGATGACGTTGAGGAAGCCGCCGAGCATTCCCTTCAGCCCATTCTCGAAGGGGTCGAAGAGGAAGTCGGCGAAGGCCGTCTGCATGGACTTGGCGGCCTCCTGCGCAAAGACCGTCATCCTGGTGATTTTCTCGCCGAAGCGCTCCTCGTAGGACTTGGTAATCGACTCGACCACGCCCTCGCCAGCCTTGTCGGCGGAGTCCTTGAGGATGGCGTCCGTCTCGCGGACGAGGTCGGCCTGCCAGTCGGCCAGTGCCTTGGCGCGCTCGGCGTTCTGGGTGCGGCGCAGCTCGGCGATGTATTCGGCGACGGATTGGCCGCGCGTGCCGCTGCTACGACCTTTTCCGGTAGAGCCGCCAGCCTTCTGCTCCGCCCTGACTTGCGCATCAATGCGCGCCGCCTCGGCCTTGGACTCTTCATCGGCGAGGCGCTGAACAAGCACCAGCTTCTCCCGCAGGATTTGCAGGTCAGCATTAATTTCTTGCTGCATCTTCAAGGCCATATCACCGCCAGCGCCACGGGTCGACATGGTGATGCCGCCGCGGGCTCGCTCGAGGCGCGAGATTTCTCGCTGCAGCAGCGTGACCGCATCCTTCTGGGTCCGCGCTTCGATGATGCCAAGGCTGACCAGTTCGCTGCGGATCAGCTTGATGAATGCGGCAGCGCCCTGCAGGGCGAAGTTGAAGCCCTTGATGAGCGCCCCGGTGAGCGAGTTCGCCGCCGACACGAGCGCCGGGTCTTTCAGCGTGCGGGCGAGATCGTCGAGAGCCTTGCGGCCCTCGTCGGTCTTCTTCGCGGCCTCGGTCATCTTGCCGAATGCCGCGACCAGCGCGCCGCCGGTCAGCAGCCCGAAGGCGAAGTTGATCGCCTTGCCGGTGACCTTGGCCGTCTTCTCGACGGTCTTGAGCCCGTTGGTGGCGGCGCGGATGGCGTTGCCAGTCTTGTCTACCGCAGTGATTTGGACTTCTGCGCGCGCCATGAGTTCTCCTGGGCTTCCTGCTCAAGCTTCGCAGCCGCGAGCAGGTGGTAATAGTCACGCTCTGTCATCTCGAAGATGTCGGCGGGTAGGACGCCGAGCCGCAGCGCGAGAGCGTAGATCGCGTGGAGCCCGGCGTCCTTTCTCAGTTTCCCTCGGCGACCTCGACCGACTGGATGGTCCCGCCATTCATCGCGGAGACGATGCGCGCGATGATGTCGGGGTCGTAGTCGTTCATCAGGTCGCGCCGCTCGGCCTTGCCGAATAGGCGTGCGCCGCTCTTGTCCCGCGCGCGTACCTGGATGGTGACAGCCATCGCCTCGAGGTCGAGGATGGTGTTGTCGCCGTCCTGCTTGGCGAGCAGGAAGATTTCCCGGCGCTCGGCGAGGGTCATGTCCGGCCAGTAGTAGACCGAGATGCCCCACTCCGGCACCGGGACCTCGAGCAGCGCGTCAGGCGAGCGGCGCTCCTTGAACTGCGCCTGAGCCTTGGCCTTCCAGTCCATCAGCTCGTCGCCACCGTCAGCGCGCCGTTGCCGACGAAGTTGAAGGTGATTTCCGTGATGGCACCGCGCTGCACGTTGCGGGTGATTTCGGTGATGAGCGCGTTGCCGCTGTAGCGGGTCGCGCCGGCACCGACGCCCTCCGGGGCAAGCACGAGCGACACGTTCGCGCCGGGGGCAAGCGCCACCTGGCCGCTGGTGTCGGTCTCGTCCCAGAACGCGGTCACGTTGCCGGACCAGCTCTTGACGGCCGTCACGTTGTAGGTCTTGTCGAGGTCGGCGAGGTTCGTGTCCTCGGCGTACTCGGCGGAGGCGGTGAACGAGAAGCCCGTCACCTCCGCAACGGTGGCGGAGGCCACGCGCACGAGGCCCTCCGAGCCATGATGGTTAGCCATTGTCGTCTCCTAGGGTCAAGAAATGACCGAACCTGCGTCGGTCTCGCTGGTGCGGTACTGCACCCGGAACTGCATCCGCGCCGACCCGATGGGGGCGTCGCCGTCGAATGAATGCGTGATGACGGTATCGGTGAGGACGCAGTCCTTCACCATGCCGCCGAGCGTGTTGTCCGCGCCGATGGCGTTCTCGACGCCGGCGCAGAGGACATCGAGGCGGTCGTCCAGCCGCGACGAATCGCGCGCGACGACCTCGATGACGAGAAGCAGATCCCGGCCAAGCCGCCGGGGGTAGTTGAGCGTCGTCTGGTCCTGGTTGACGACCTCGTTGTTGGTGTAGACCAGCGCCGCCGAGACCGTGTCGGCCGGCAGCGGGTACACCCGCGACTTGGTCACGGTGTCGGCGACCTGAGCAGCCTCGAGGATGCTCACCACGCGGTCGCGGATCTTGAGACGCGCGTGCGACATCAGGCCTCCTGCAGGATGAAGAAGCCGGCCTCGGTGACGAGGTTCTCAGCCGCTTCGGTTTCGAGGTTGCCCGCGAGGTCGAGGTCGTAGTCTAGGCTCACCTCGAGGCGCAGGACCGTGATGCCCGTACCGTCGTGCTGGAAGTCGCGCACGACATACTGGGCGTCGTTCACGTAGAGCGTGTCGCCGTTCTCCACTCGGCACGGCAGCGAGGCCGTGGCGATGTGGAACATGGGCTGGCTCGACGAGAAGGGCGCCTCGGCGACGTCGACCGCGACGAAGGCGTTATCGAAGATGCCGACGATGGGGAACACGCGCCCGCGGTTGCGGTAGCGGCCCTTCACGGCCCAGTCGTTGAGGTTGAAGAAGGCAGCGCGGTCGGCGGCGGACTCAACGGCCATACGTCACCCTCCATACCTCGCTGGTCGAGGTCTGCCCCGCCCAGACGACCGTGCCCGACAGCACCCGCTTGAAGAGCCGCTCCCACTCGGGGTAGGGCCGCGCCGAGGGGTGCAGGTTGATGCCGTCCCAGACGTCGGGGTAGTCGGCCGCGGCGATGATGAGCGTGCCCTTGGTGACACGCTCCAGCTCGCGCAGCCCGGCCTCGATGTCCGGTTCTAGGATGTGCTCGATGACGTCGACGCAGGTCACCACGTCGAAGCTTGCCGGCGCGAAGGGCAGCGCGTGGATCTGCGCCTCGACCACCCGCTCGCCGTCGCAGAGCGCCGGCACCGCCTCGGTGCCGCGCACCGGGCCGAAGCCGAGCTGCTCCGCAGCGGTCAGAAGCTCACCGCGCCCGCAGCTCACGTCGAGCAGCGAACCGGACAGGCCCACGAGCAGCTTGCTCATGGCCTGCAGGCGGCCGTCGCTCATGCGATAGCCGCTGTGCCGGGCGTAGACGTCCCGGTACTTCTGGACCTCAGCCTGCCTTGCGTCCACGCTTCACCGCCGGCACGGGAGCCGGGGCCGGGGCGGCCTCTACGACCGCCGGAGAGGGCGCAGGGGCGACGTAGGCGCGAGCCCAGCCCTTGCGGATAGCCTCGGCGGCGAAGGCCGCATCGACCTCCACAACGCGACCGGGCTCAAGGGAGACGCCGCGGTAGCCGCGGCCTCGGATCATCTCAATGTGCATACGGTTTGAACCATTGCTGTGCAGGACCAGACACCACCGAGACGATCTCGGGGCGCGCCATATAGTCGCGGACGGTGCGCCAGGCGAAGGTCGCCGTGACGCCCATCTCGAGGCCGCGGAAGCCCGGCGGGCTGTGCCAGTACCGCCGCGACGTCGTGTAGTCGTCGACGCCGCAGACGATGATCTCGTCGCAGCCGATGAAGTCGGCGAACCAGACGGCCGTGCCGCCCGAGAAGCCGAAGTCCGGAACGATGCCCGACCAGATGTCGGCCAAGTCCTTGTGGTGCGTGACGAGCGGGACGCCGTGGCCCTGCAGGATCGGAGCAAGCTCCTTGTCCTGGAAGACGATGTAGTCGAGGTCGAGCAGCATCGCGTGCTGGTTGACGCCGATGTAGAGGCCAAGCGCCTGCACCCGCGGGCGCACCACCCGAAGGTCGCTCAAAAGGGTGGGGCCGCCACCCAGGACGACTGCTCGTCGTCCCGAATGACGGCCCCGGATCGCCGCGAGGTCGATCACGATCAGGTCGTGATGATCTCGTTGCACTCCGCGAAGGACTCGGGGTAGCGCACCGCGAAGTCGCAGTCGTGGAACGCGGTGACGCGCACCGTGGCCGCGCTCGAACCCGTGTACGGGTCGACCATCAGGTCGATGCCCGACCACTGGCCGATCACGAGGTCGCTCCACACGCCGAAGATCAGCGCGGAGAGGTTCGTGCCCGTGCCCTTCGTCAGGTTCGACGGCACCTGCTGGCTGACCGACAGCGGGTACCCGTAGAGGTCGCTGAACGGCGGCTGCAGGATGAAGTTGCCCTCGATGCCCGAGGTCTGGCGCGGGGTGCGGGCCAGACGGCTCTTGACCTGCGCGTTGGTGAGGAACGCGGCCGACGAGGCGTCGACGTTGTCGATCTCGACCTCACGCACGAGGTCCACGACCATCTGCCAGGTGGGGGCCGCGCCGTTGGTGGCGAGGGTCACCGAGCCGATGCCCGAGGTGTTGAGGATGCCGGTCGGACGGTTCGTGCCCGAGCCCGAGATCGCGGCGTTGTCCATGGCGACGGCGATGGAGGTCGCCAGGTCGTTGCGGATCAGCGACTCGATGTCGAGCGAGGACTGCAGCATCAGGCGGCGGCTGAAGTCCACGAAGCCCGCGAGGGTCTTCGGCGACAGCGTGACCTGGCTGAAGGCCGGGTTGTTGGTCGACTCCGACGGGGCGCTGTTCTCCGCCACCCACGCGACCGTCGAGGCGGACGTCTTCTTCGGGATGGCGACGTTGCCCTGGAGGCCCGTGAGGTAGGTCGCGCCGAGCTGGGCGGTGACCATCTTCGCGCGGAGCACGTCGATGAACGAGCCGGCCAGCAGGTCGGTCGCCACGAGGTTGCCGCCCTTCGCGGTGCCCGTGCCGGTGCCGGTCAGGATGTCGCGCTTGGCGAAGAGCACATCCGTCGGAACGGTGAGCCCGCGGCTGTTGCGGCCTTCCTTCGCGGCGGCGGCCTGGCTGGCCTCGAACTCGAAGGCAGCGGCGCGCTGGGCGCGGGCGTCCGTCGGGTTGCTGAGGGCGTGGATCGCGCGGGCGAAGGAAAACTCCTTGGCCTCCTGCGTGGTCAGGCCGATGTCGGCGGTCGCCAGCGGCTTGCTCGACACCTTGTCGAGGAGGGCGCCGCGGAACTGCTCGACGCTGGCGCCGTCGCGGATCGCCTGCTCGGCGAACTCACGCTGGCTGTGCCGCGAGCCGAGCTCGAGGATGGCAGCAGCGCGCTCGCGCTCCGCCTTCATGCCGGCATCGCCGGCGGGGATCTGGCTGTCCATTTTCTGGGACTCCTTGGGGGGAATGATGGTGGTGATGGTCTGCGCATCGAGGGCGCGGCCGACACCGACAGAGGCGTCGGCGGGGATGCTCACGATGCTGATCTCGAGCGGCGTCCAACGTGTCGCGCGGTAGACCTCCCGGCCGTCCCGCTCGCCGTCGAGCACCATCTCGTCGATGACGTAGCCGACCGACACATTCGCGCGAATGCCGTCTTGCACGTCTTGGTAAATCTCCTCGGCCCGCGCGCTTCTCCCGAAGCGCACGACGGCCCGCGCCACGCGGTCCGCCCCGAGCGAGATTTGCTCCACGACGCCGACCTGATCGGTCATGTCGTGGTCCACGAGCAGCGGGGCGCGCCCGCTGCCGATGAAGCTGTTGTTGATGGCGCCGTCGCCATGGTCGAGCACCTCGACGCCGAAGACGCGGTCGACCGGGGCCTCCGACGAGAAGGCCAGCGTCACCCGGCGGTCGCCGGCGAGCATGGAGGCACGCTCGAAGGTGGCGACGCGGAAGACGCGGTCGGTCGGGCCCTTGCGGCTGCCCGGCTTCTTGCCGTAGCCGTCGGCCTCGACATCGCCCTCGGCGGGCGCGGCCTCGAGCTCGGTGACGTCGCCCTCGGGGGCGGCGTCTTCGGTCTCGGCTTCAGGGGCCTCCGTCTCGGACTCGACCGAGTTGTCGGTCTCCGTGATGGTCACGGACACGGTCGCGCCGTCGCCCGTCATCACGCTGACGACGTGCCGCACCTCGGTCTCGATGGGGTCGAGCTTGTCCATGTGCGCGGTTGTATCGGGGCAGTTTTCGGATTGCAAAACATTCACGGATAACACCTCACTTCCAAGTCCCGCTGTCGCGGTAGTTGGGGACCGTCTT